GACGGACTCCCCCACCTCGTACGTCTCGGTCGCAAGCAGCGTTGGATGTTGGCTCAAAGTTGTGCTTCTATGAAGCGAAGCCTGCCATCCCTAGCTTGTTCACGCCATAAACCCAAGTCTGTCAAAGACGAGTGGATGGCTCGACAGTGCGTTGAGGTGCCTCCTACCTCCGACCCCGACTACCTTGCCTTCGCCCGGAAGGTGACAAGAAAGATTTTTTCTTTTGGTTGGGACCGGCCCTATTATCACTCGTTCTGCGATTCATTTGCACCGAAAACTTCCTCTCGCTCTGATCGCTCTAAGGCGTCAGAGTGGTGGGCGGAATCGTGCTCTTGGATGCGCTTTCAGAGCGCTGTGAGAAGAGGCCGGCTCCTTGATCGAAAGGGATTTTCTTTTCGGTATGCGGAGGTTCCCACTACAGGGAAGATGCGCCCTATGGGCATTCCCACCCAGGATTGGGATTACCTCGCCCCTCTTCACAAGTCGATCTATCAACGGTTGACAAAGGAAAAGTGGTTGATGTGTGGTCCTCCCACGGCTGACCGCATTGCGCGGGTGGCGGTTCATGAATACGGAACTTCCGTAGACTTGACCGCTGCGACGGATGGTCTCCGTCTGGACGTGGCAGAAGCAATCTTGGGTGTGATTTGCTCCAAGGCTTCTTCGGTACCCGGCCAAATACGTCTTCTGGCCCATGAATCCCTCCGTCCTACCATGGACGGACGTGAGATTACGCATGGGCAGATGATGGGTACCTACCTGTCTTTCCCTTTGCTGTGCCTCCAGTCCTATATAGCTGCCCGTTGGGCAACTAGGGATCAAGAGGCCGAATTCCTGGTCAACGGCGATGATACTTTTATATCGTCAAGTGACCGATTCGTAAGCAGGGAGGACTATCCCGCCGGCATGGCTCTCAATGATAAGAAAACGATTAGATCAAAGAATGTTGCAGAGCTCAACTCTACGACTTTTCTAAAGAGCGGCCGGCGCTGGATAGAGGTTGTGCACCTTAGGCGTGGTGCGTACGACGTGTCGTTTGATGGATTAAAACACATCAGCGTTGCCTGTCAAAAGGCAGGAGAGAAATGGGTTTCGGCCTACTTTCGATCCCACGTCGGTTATTCATGGAGAGTTCTTCCCAGCCAGCTGGGTTTCTCCCTCACAAATAGGGACGCGTTTGGCCGTGAGGCACGTCTCAAGAAAACAAAG